GTCTGGCACAGGCCACCGGCGTGCTGTACCAGTGGGGCGCAGATACCAGCGGGGACGGCTCTGGCGGCTCTTGGAGCGCCAACACAGAAGGCCGCGGCAGCGTCTACTCCACTGATGCCCGCGCCGTCATCCTCGGGGGCAGCTGGGGCGACGCGTCGAACGCCGGTTCGCGTTGTGCAGGCTGGAACCGCGCTCCGTGGAACTCCCTCGGCGCCGTTGGGGCGCGTTTTGCGGCCGGGCACCTGGTACTTGGCTAGGAGGCCCGGCAGGGCCGACTCCCATGACCAGTAAGCGAGCCTCTGCAGATCCCTCTAAGGAGGCTCATGGCCTCTACATGGTCGAGAAGTACGAGCGGGTGATCGACTACCTCTACCCGCTCGCGCAGACGATTCCACGCAAGCACGGCACCTTCCGCGAGCTGTTCATCCGCCAGCTGTTCCTGGTGGCTGAGCAGCTCAACGACGCCATCAAGGCCAACCAGCTCAGCCGCTGCTACGTGCTTGACGGGGGCCTGGGTCAGCTGCGCCTGCTGCTGCGGTTCATGGTCCACCACAAGCGCAAGCTGATGACTGAACACCAGCTGGAGACCAGCCAGTCCCTAGTCGGCGAGGTGGGCGCCATGCTTGGCAGTTGGATCAAACGGCTGCAGGAGCAGAAGAAAGGAGGCAAGCTGGAGCGGGCTTGATGGGAGCGCCGTCATCCTCGGGGGCAACTGGAACAACACGTCGAACTCCGGTTCACGTTGTGCGAACTGGAACAACACTCCTTGGAACTCCAACAACAACATTGGGGCGCGTTTTGCGGCCGTGGCAACTGCCAACCACCACTACGCTCTGCTGTTTCCACGGGGCAGCAGGCCGGTGCCAACCAGGTGCCAGCCATCAAGTCCAGCTTCGGCGAACTCAGGGCCGAGTGGTGGCAATGGCAGGGAGTAGTCCATCGAAACCTGCCGTCACCTTCCAATGGGCAAGAAGTTCCGCAACCTCTACGAGCAGATTTATCAGTGGGACAACTTGTTGGCGGCCTATGCAGAGGCTCGTCGCGGCAAGACCTACAGCAGCTCGTACCTGCGCTTCAAGGAGTATTACCTAGCCAACCTGCGTAACCTGCAGCTGCGGCTGATTGAAGGCGGATGGAAGCCTGACCCGCAGCTGCAGTTCGACATCATCGACCCCAAGAAGCGCACGATCGCCTGTCAGAGCTTTCGTGACCGTGTGCTGCACCATGCCCTGATCCAGGTGGTCGGGCCCATCCTGGATGCAGCGATGATGCCGCAGGTGTTTGCCTGCAGGGTTGGACTGGGAACGCATCGCTGTGTCACCCGGATGCAACAGCTGATGCGGCAGAACCCAGAGGCGTGGGTGCTGCACGTGGACTTCAGCAAGTTCTTCCCGACCATCCCGCAGGAGCTGCTGCTGGCCCACCTGGGTAAGAAGCTGTCCTGTCGGCGCACGTTGCTGTTAATCGAGCAGGTGTTATCGGTTCAGTCATCTGGTGTCCCCATCGGCGCACTCACCAGCCAGACCTTTGCCAACTACTGGGGCGGCAAGCTGGATCGCTTCATTGCTCAGCAGGGCATTGGCAGCTTTGTTCGTTACATGGACGATGCTGCCGTGATTGTCAGCAGCAAGGAGGAGGGCATGGCGCTGAAGAACGAGATCTGCGCATTTGTTGCTAGCGAGATGCAGCAGCGGATTGGGAAGTGGAGTCTTCTTCCGGTTGAGCGTGGTTTCACCTTCTGTGGATTCCGCATCCGGCGGAAGTTCAAGCTGGTGAAGCGGCAGTCCATGGTTCGCCAGCGAAGGCGGCTCAAGCTACTGCTGCAGCACGAAGACTACGAGGGCTGGAAATGCTCGCAGATTGCCTGGATGGGGCATCTGCGCCATGGTGATGGTCAGAATGGCCTTGTATCTCTGGGGCTCGCTACACCATGCTGATCATCAACACTCCGTCCGACCTGACTGCGGCCGAAGCTGGCGAGGAGCGGACGGCATTTCTCACCAGCCTGCTGAACGATTACATCACCTTTGACGATGCGGTCTACCCCGCTGACTACGACCAGGCGCTGCAGCCAGGCGATGACGGCTACATCGCCCCCGTGTTCCGTCAGGAGTGGAACGCTGGTGCAGCTGCTGCCTGGGGATTCACGTCTCGCCAACAGGTTGAAGCAGCTCTGGCCTGACATTCCACGGCAGTTACCCTGCAGGGGTGAAGAATCATGGGCCGTGCTCGAAGTCGCTTCTGTTGTAGGTGTTGCCGCCACTGGCGCACTATGGAAGATGGCTGTGGAGCACGGCTCCATGAAACGGGGGATGGACGCCATACTCAATGAGGTGCGTCTTTTGCGGAGTGAATTGCAGAAGGACATACATCTGTTAGAGGACGACTTGCGAGACCACGAGCATCGCATCCGTAGGCTTGAGGGCAGACACTTGCCAGGTGGCAATGAGTAAGTAGGGTTGGCCTAGATGCCTTGTCTTGTGTGGACCCCACAAACGCTGCGATTGCTGCCATCTTGGTGATGGCTGGCAGTGAGATCATCGCCCTGCTGCCCATCAAGGAGAACTCCTGGGTGCAGCTGATCGTCAAGGCGCTGAAGGTGATCTTCCCAAAGCGCTGAAGAGCGACACCGTATGGCTGGCTCGATTCGGCGACAAGACCTGGAAGGACACGTTGTTGAAGGTGGCGCGTGACCACAAGTTCAACGCGACGTTGCAGCCTCGGATGGACCGTGCCATCGAGGACTGGCACAAGACCCAGCCTCCAGCGGTGCCACCGCCGATCATCGACTCAGATGAACTGCGGATTCGAGCGCCTTGGCTTGATCAGGACTCATAGGAGCTGAGCCATGCAACCCTTCGTCGCTTCCCCTGAGCTGCAGTTTCGTGAGGAGGCGACAAGGCGAGTCCTGCAGGAGCTGTTTGATGACAACGACCTGCAGGGATTGATGGACGCAGCACTATTGCTGAACAAACTGTGGATTCAGCAGACAGCGATTGCTAGGTGGTTTGCCCACGAGGCAGCGGAGAACCTGGGCGAGGCATGGGACGCAAGCCGGGCTAGATGACGGTGCGGGTGTTGTGGTTGGGGTCGCTCTCGTCTAGGTGGCACTCGGGACCAAAGCCGGTGGCCAACAGTTCATGTGAAAGGTTCGGCGATTCCCCTTCCATAAGCGGCTCACTTGTTAAACGCTGAGCCTTGTTGCTGACACGTTCTTGATCCGCTGCCTCAAGCGACGCGATCCAGCTGTCATAGGCCTCGCGCATGGGGATCTTGGCGGGCAGCTTGAGCCACTTCCGCACTTCCTTGGGGCAGCGCAGGAAGACGGAGGCGTTGTTGCTGTAGACGATGTAGAAGCGACCGTTCCAGTCGCGGCCTGTCTCGATGCTGGTGTGAACGGACAGGTGTAGGCGTTCGCGTTTCATGGGCGGCAGGTCAGATACCAGCCACCGGAACCACCTGGCATCCAGCGTGGATCCCAATTCCTGCGGCTGTAGACCATCCCCGCACCCTTGGTGTTCTTGGCGTAGCCGCCCTGCACCAGTAAGGCCTCGCCATTGGGATCGTTCTGGATCCAGGCCACATCCGTGTAGCCGATCACCACAGTCCAGTGGCCACCACCACGTGGTGCGCTTGTAGGCCCTTGATGAAGCCAGCCCACAGCAACGGGCCTGCCTGCATCAATCTCCCGTTCCAGGTCTTTCTGGGTGCCATTGGTGTGGAAGTCGGCCTTGAGACCAAGGGATCGCAACGCAGCGAGTTGGGCTTGGGCTGAGGTGGTGTCGCCGTACTTTGTACGTACAGCGTTGTAGGCGTCGTCGTTGGCCACCTTGCCCCAGAACATGGCGAGCATCGCGCAGCTGGAGGAGAAGCACTCCCGGTAGCCGGTGCCGCTCTTGTTATCCAGCTGGCTCTGCCACTTCACGGTGAGCACTGTGGTCTTCTTGGGTGCGTCAACCTGACTGCCACGCCATAGCTGCCCCTCAGCTTTGCGGCGCCGCAGTAGGCCGGCCTCTACGTTGGTGCCCGGGTTGCGATACAGCTGCAGTGCTTCTGGCACCTGGTCCCAGGCCCTGTCACGTAGACAGCGGCTGATCGTCTCGAACCCGGCGGCACCCATGAAGCTGGGCCCCAGGTTGTAGGCAAAGCTGATCAGGGCGCACCGTTGTCCCTGGTTCATCTCAGGCCAGTGGGGCACCGTGCTGCGCAGCTTCATGGCGATGGATCCCACCTCCCCGCGGAGCAGTTCGTCGGCATCAACCACCGTGATCTGATCGCCGCGTTGCACCCTCCGTCCATCGGGGTAGCGGGTGGTGCCGTACCCAATTGTCCAGGGATCACTACCACTGAGTGGATCGGGATAGGCCCTCAGGTGGCAACCTTCAAAGTCCTTGATCAGCTTCAGCGCCGGTGCGTAGTCCGTCGAAGCCGGAGCATTGCGCCAGTCTTCAACCCAGTCAGATGACTCACAGAGCAGCCCTGGGTCAGCCTGTTTGATGTGCTGACCGAGCTTGACGATCGCTCGCATCTGATGCTCGAGGCCTTTGTAGTGGTCCCAGAACTGCAGCCAACGCTGATCTGTGAACTGCACCTGATCAATCGTCATAGCAAAAGAGGGGGACATGCCCCCTCGGTTGACCTTTGCCTTCGCAC